GTGTCATGTGAATTATTTGAAAACCCTGCGAATTACCTACAATAATGCCAAATTGAGATAATTCCAGAGCTGCAAGGTTCTTGAGCGCTACTGCATGATTTGATATCTGAGACCGTGTAGCTTCAATTGCGCCACTACCTGCATTTACATCAAACCGAAGCACAAACAACGTAACAAAACGATCTAATGCGTAGTAATTCAGGCATGCAATGTATTTCAAGACATCTGCCTGAACAACATCTGCCGTTGCAAGTGCACTTTCTTCATAACCTAATTGTCGCAAGGACATGTCAATTGCTGATGAATACGCGTCTGTAGTCTGTTGACTAGTAAATTTCGCGTCTACAGCTAATTCTCTATATTGTTGCGTCAACAAATTTACAGCTGAATTCCTGTCCATTTAGGCATTCCTCCCTTGACAATAGTGATACATTGGTGATATAGTGTCACTATGAAAAAAGAGAATGAAATCAGGATAACAGTGCGTTTTCCTGCTAACCTTATTGAACAACTGCGTCCCATCTCTGATCAAAATGGGCGTTCTCTCAATTCTGAGATAGTCCAAGCAATCAAAGATCATGTTAAAAAATCTCAAAAGAGTCAACAAAAGTAAGGGAGGTGCCAAGTGCATCAAAAAAATTGCGAACAATGCGAGAAACCTTTTACCTCCAAGAACCATAAAGCACGGTTTTGTGGCAAAGACTGCTCGCATAAAGGGCGAGTTAGCCGTATCACTATAACCTGCCAGACTTGCCAAACCCCTTTTGAAGTGATGAAAGGAAGGCTGGCACAAGGATACGGTAAATTTTGCAGTAGAGCTTGTGCATATGCACACCAACCTCTTGAAGATCGCTTTTGGCCTAAAGTTCAAAAGACTGATACCTGTTGGCTGTGGACAGGCAGCCGCGACCTTCAGGGATATGGGCGCATAGGAACTGGAGGTAGAAGAAGCACACCAATACTTACCCACCGTGTATCCTGGGTAATGCATCATGGGTCTATCCCTGAAGGAATGCTTGTATGTCATCATTGCGACAATCCCAGTTGCGTACGCCCTGATCACCTGTTCCTGGGAACTAATGCTGACAACGTTCAAGACATGATAGCCAAGAAAAGACATGCACACGGTGAACAAGCGCCATGGTCTAAAGTTACCAAAGCCCAAGTTATTGAAATCAGGCAACGGTATGCATCGGGCATCATATCGCAATACTCCCTCGCAAAGGAATATGATATTAACCATGCTACCATAAGCGCAATTGTTCGGCGTCTTATCTGGGATCATGTCTCTTAATCCTTCTTTAGCTTGGTACCATTTTCGTCAACAGACTTGTAGCAGATGCTCTATTCATGCATTATTACTCAAATCGGCCTTTTACTCTTAGTGCCTTTAGTAGTATGATCGTCGTTGTCGTCAAGTGGGTCATGCTCAGGAAAAATGCTAGGATGCTCGTGTCCTGGCATTATTTTCTCTAGTGGCGTTTCTTGTGGGCGAGGATCTGCAATCTCTATCGCGCCCTCATCCTTTAAACGCTTGATATGATCCTCGTTTATTACAAGTTCATCTCTACCGTTGGAAAGTTTTAACCACATAGCAACTCCTAAAACGCTCTAGGGAGTAAAACTGCCCAGATTGTCCCTGTCATGGACGCCGCAAAATCTACGTCTACAGAGCTATCGGCCTGTAAAACTCTTGCTACCTCAAACGGCCCTATAAAAGCGGTGCCAGAGGTAGCCGTTAAGTTGCCAGTCGTGATGTCCCCTTTGGTGGCTTGAAAAGATGGTGGATTAGCACCGGCTTTTACGGTCACCGTCTTAGTACTTGCGGTGGTATTCTGTACGTAGAGCACAAGTCTGTCTGCATTCCCGCCCGCTGGTATACCTGTGGTTGGGATGACAATATTCATGCCATTTGTTGCATCGATCGCCGTACCTGCATTATTAAGTACAGCGCCATTTGCAACAAGGTTTGTGATAGGTAAGTTAGTCCTTGCCATGTTCTATTTCTCCTTATTACCTTATGGATGCTGTAAGTAAGCGGCGGCAATTGCACTAGGACGTACAGTTTTCGCGCCGTAGAGACAAAGTCCCTTCACGGCGTCGGAGAACTGATCTGGAGGGCGATATGCCTCGGTCTTGTTCAGTGTTTCTGCTTTTGTCAATGCCATCGAATGACCTGCAAAGACAACATCCTGACTAGCGGCAGCACCTGCTGTACCACCTAGATGAGGAGCATTAACAGACTCATAGATGTCCATACCCCGAATTCGCCCAATAAGCGTCTCATCGCCACTACCGTCAATGTCATTCCCTGAGATGGTTGCACGTGAATTCGGAGTCCCAAACCCAGTAAACCGAACATCTTGCATGAGAAGAGTGCTAACCCAGGGAGGCACGATAGCCCAACGGCCTGTTTTTGGCGTTAAGGATTGTGTGAGGAGCTGCCCTAACTGCACAAGATAGTCATATGTGGTTGTCCCTGCACCTGCATTCGCAGCCGTACCAACTACAGGAGTAACAAATGAGCTACTGGACCCGATGAGATTAGCAGATGGAGCATCAGTGTAGAAGGAGGCGTAGTATTGATCCATAGCATCAGAGAATTTATACCCAGCCCATCTTAACGCCTCTGCCATAGCCATAGGCCGTGCTTGCATCTGATCTATATCATCGATCGCAAAATTGAAGTATTTCGCTTGCGAGATGGTAAGCATTGTTTGCGCGTCTGTAAGTTGCTGAGGAGAACCAATGCTTGTATTCTTAGTGTAATTGCTGATGGTGATATCGCCAATTGCGTTTATCTTGACAGTATCCCCCAACGCCTTTATTTCGCCTTCATAATTGGTGTTAAATCTGGCACCGTATACAAGGTTTTTTTGTAGCGCGGCAAGGATAGTGTTAGACCACAATTGAGCGATGAAATTATTTAAAGCCACTTAGTGGATCTCCTATCATCCCTGGCACAATATACAGCTAATGCTATGTACTGAGCAAGAGATACAAAAGACAATGGTAAATTATCTACTACGTTGGTTCTGGTTTTTAGGGTCACTCATCCACAAAGCTATCTTTTTCTGATATTCGACTGGCAATGCATTGAATGCAGCCGGATCAGATTGGAGCTTAGTAATGTGGTCCCAAGTAATCTCCTGAACGTTAGCAGTAGTCGATCGTGTCGGATTTGTCGGACCACCACCGTTAGAAGGCGATTGACGCGTCTGTACTGCAAGATTGGGATATTCTTTGAGTATTGACTTAAGCAAATCCTCTATATTCGTTGGATTGCCCTTCTCATCAAATTCAATCTCTTTGGCGTCGAGTACCTTTTGAGCGAGATTTGGATTAATGCCGACTCTTGCAGCTTTTGTGAAGATGTCATTATTAATCTTCTGCTCTTTTATCTCGTTCGCCTTGTTTGCTAGTTCAGACTGCAAATCTGCTAGTTGCTTCTCTAGCTTCTGCCTAGCTGCTGTTTGCTTTTCCGTCTCTGAAAGCTTCTCAGCATCGATTTGCTCTTTGAACGCCTTTAGTTCTGCAATGGTTTTTTCAAGATCATTGTTCTTTAAGCGATGATCTTTCGCGTCCTTGTTAGATTTGCCAAGAGCAGTCTCTAGACGTTTGATTTGAGCTTGTTGCTCTTCAATGGATGGTGGCGCTTTGGTGACCTCTGATGTCTCATCAAGTGCTTGCGTTGTGGTATTGGCTATCTCAGCCTGGGGGCTCGTTCCGCTTAACGTCGCGTCTTGCGGCTCTGTGATTATTGTGTCGTCCATAATATGATAGATCATCCTTTCGATAATGTCAAGAGGTTGTTCGTGCCTGTAGAGAAGTGGTCGCAAAGAATGCTATTTACTTCTCTACATTCTTTGCGGACGTATTATCTGCCTTCTTTTCTTTTTTATTCTTATACAGCCTATCAGCCTCTTCCACTATGTCAGTAGGCAAATCATTGCGAAAATCGCTACGATCGATGATGTGACGTTTTCTTCTTAATGATGGGTCGTTTTGCTGTTCGTTCATAACAGTATCCTTTCGTTTAATTGTCAATATTATAGCACACACTATCGCATAAGGATATACTTATCGCAAAAGGCTCTCCAAGTCGCCTTTTGAGCAGGTGTCATGTCTGATGGTTCTACTTTCTTCCAATCGCTTGATGGAAAGATCTGATTGAGGAGCACGCGTTGCTTCTCAGCATACGGACTAATTTTATCACCGTGATAAAGGGATGAGAATGCTTCAGCCCAGGCCTCCATAGGGCCACCTGCTTTTGAATAGCCACTCACCTTATCACCGTATCCTTTGTTTGTCATCATAAATTGATCAAGGATCGCCTCAATCGAACCCTCACCCCCAAAGTCATTAATAAAACCTAAAAATGAATGATCAGTTATGGTTTCAAGATATCGATATACAGAATGCCCAAATTCATGAGATATCATTGATTCAGGCGTATAATCTCCTGCAAACCAATGTTTCTTTTTTGCAATTTCAAACAGTTCATCCATGCGTCCTTTATCTCCAAATGCCAGAGGATTGAGCAGAATAGAAGAAAAGCCCTTCTTATTTGGATAATTGACAGTTGTTACAGCAAGGTTCTTAGGTACAAATTTAGGATCATATGGAATATTTTTACCTGTACCAATATAATGAACGTGTTTTGCTACATCGGGATAATCATCAAATAATAACTTCACTTGTTTTGCTATTTTTGGCATAACCTTTGTATCAACACCTTTAAAGTCGAATTGCGTATGTGGGTATTGTTTTTGTAATTTCTCTTCGTGACTAACAATAGGCAGTTTAGTTGTGTCAATATCTGAAATATGTATTTTAGGCAATTTCTGAGTATGTTCGTCACCGATCGATGCATTATGCTCTTTTATGAGTTGTTTTAGAGATTTTTCATGAATGCTATGTCCCCATTCCTTGTCATGCGAATGACCGACAAGATCAAACAATCTAAACTGCCCACTCTTCCATGCATCATATTTATTTCCCAACATATCCTTTTGAGTGGCGTCATTCAGCTCTTCAAACCAATCTGTCCCTGATTTCATATTAGGACGTGTATCCGGTATTTCTGATGCATCGATACCAAGAGGTGATAATAAATCATCCCACGATTTAGTTAATGGCACTGGCGTGCAACGGCAACGAACGTGACTACCAAACTCTTCAGTTAAATCATGCAAAGTACCGTCCATAGCGATGCACGCCAAACAGGTTCTTTTTTGCAGAGCCGCTGTCCATCTCCATTTACTGCATATGTCACTATTTGATTTAAAGGTTTCGATGTTTGCAGATCTATAGCTTCTGAGTGACTCTTGACGTGCAATGGTGAGAGCACGCCAGCGAGGGACATTTAGAGCACGTTCTACCAGGGGAGCTATCCGACGTGGGTTCCATCCCAGTGTGAGCCCTGTAACGAGTGCACGGACCGCATTTCTAGCCGCCTCAAGACCAAAGCTGCGAAACAGCCTAGCCAGCGGAGAGCCATCTTGAAGTGAGCCTACTAGACGAGTGATAGCATCTGGGTGAGGGATGCCAAATGACCATGATATGCCTTTAGGAAGTGAAGCTTTAAGCAAAGCCTGTGCTGCTTCTATTCCAAGTGATGCTGATGAATACAACATTTGTCCCGTTTTCATAAAAGACAAAGCACTGAAGTGATCTATCTGATATGATATAAGTTGCTTGATTGCCTCAAGACGACGTTCCTCATACAAAAATGATGGTGGTATGGCCTCTCCTGCTTTTTGCTTCTCACTAATCTGTCTGTAAAGGTTGTTGAGAGCTGGCTGTATCGTCTTCAAGACAACCGCATAGGCACGCTCTATCTCCTGTACAGCGGCATTCTCCTGAGCAAGAAGACGTGCACGGTAGTCAGAAATAACATCTTGAAGACGGCTAGTAGTCATTGTTTTCTCTATCTGTTAAAATGTTTTTCGCCATATGTAGCTCAGGGGCTAGAGCGACAGGCACATACTTGATTGCT